CCTTCAGAACTGATTACAGCAAGCGGCCGCTGAAAGTTCTTCGCAATATAGTGCCATATTCCATCGTAACACAAAACCAACCTTGAGGTTGAGATGAGATACATTGCTTCTGATACTGGAGTCCTGTATGATATCTCGTGACACTCAAACCCTTTGTCGCGCAACAACTGTATCGCCGTGTCCCAATCACTCTGAGTAAATAAACGTTTCCATGTTCTCGGTTTTTCTGCGTTCCAAGTAGGTCTCCAAAAGACTATGCGGTTATCTACTGTCTTTTGGAATGCGTCTTTTCGAAACAACCATTCATTATCAGGTATATCTCCACCCTCTTCGTCACTATATGCGCCAGACTCAAAAAAGAATCTCGCCTTGTCCCTTTGTATTGCGGCTACTCTACGTTCACCATTTGTTTCCAAAACAACATCATCGTCATACTTCCAGTCAGTATATCTTCCGGTGGAATTGAATATGTGATGAACCATAACCTTTTCTTTTTGGTGATAAAAGTTATGTATGTACTCTAGTCGTTCAATAATAGTTTCGGGGTCTTCGAAGTGGTGGTAGTAGTCTTCACCGTGCTCCCAATGGAACTCTAGGTTTACTTTGTCTAAGTTATTGTCGGCTACATGTTTATGGGCAGAATTTAGTGCCCACATAAAATCACCAACTCCAGGCGTCCCTCTCCAAGTGATTAACTCGGAGGTTAGTATTACTTCAGACGCCATCAACTGGAACTATTTTTTTTAGCACTTCGACCAGAGCTAGTAGATGTGTATAGTCCAAACCATGCGGCACCAGCACCAACTACCACAGATATGAGACCTGCCTGTGATGCGTTGGGTACCGGTATTAGCATGAACCATTTTACTGTTTCTATCAATAGATACATGTACACGCTGATAAAAGCGCGGGGGAAGATGCGGTAGGCATCTAATACCTCAGAAAAATCCAATAGGGGTTGAAACCTATTGACACTAGTTTCCTTAGTAGAGGTATTAAGTTCTACCTCCAGTTCAATCTTCTTTCTTATTGGTTGTACATCTTCGGTCATTAGAAAACCTTTACACCGTATTTTTGTTCCCACAACTCTGCGTCGTGCTCGTCATTGACCATAGGTCTGCCACGAATGTTCAATGATGTATTTAGTAACATTGGTACTCCAGTTCTTTCGTAATATTCTTCAATAACTTTACGGAATACCGACTCACAATCTTTTTTGACAATTTGGACACGAGCGGTGCCATCTACGTGAGTGACAGGCGCATAGTCGTGTTTCGCAATTGACGTAAACTGCATATACTCGTTCATAGGCCCTTCGAAGTATTCATCTGCGAACTCTTCTAGGATAGCTGGTGCGAATGGACGATATTTCTGTCGACGTTTAATCGTGTTGACAGTGTCCTGTATATCGAATCGTACGTCCGCGATTAAAGAGCGATTACCAAGTGCACGAGGGCCAAACTCAGCACGGCCATTAGCGATTCCGCAGTACTTGTGACTAAGAAGATGGTCGACAACTTCAGTCGGGTTAATAGGTCGTTGTATATCATATCCACTATATGGACTCCATATTAGTTTATCTTTACCAGTTGCTTTTGCCCAAGACATCGCAGCAGTACCCAGACCAGAACCAGCATCTGTTGGCGAACACGCAATGTGGACTTCATCGAACAATTCAAATAGACGTGAGTTGATTACAACGTTCTGCGCACAACCCCCAGAGTAACATAGTTTCTTACCATATTTAGCAGCTTCGGTCATAATCTGCATAATCGCATAATCTGCGAAGTCTTGTACCGCACGTGCGGCAACTTTGTCTTCTACCGCTTTCACCTTCGCACGTAACTTTTCACGAAACATTACGCGATCTTGTTCACGTTTAGAGGTTTTGATATCACCGACTGAGATACCTTCCGCAAGTTCTGGAGCAAGGTCTTCTAGGTCTTCCCACCATGAAATCAACCAGTCGGTAATCGCCTTAGACTCAGGTGAAGTGGCATGGTACGCAGAGAGTCCCATAACAACGTATTCATCTTCGAGTGGACGTAGTCCAAGGAACTTGGTAACTGTCGTGTAGACGAGACCAACGGACTTAGGGTATTGCCATTCTTTGATGAGATTAAAGTTGCTATCCATGATGGTAGCACACTGTAACTCACCGACACCGTCGATTGACACAAGGACTGTATCATGTTTGTCGTCCCACGGACGCGTGTAGAATGCGGCCGCACAATGTGACTCGTGGTGCATATGGTTGACATCGTACGTCAGACTATCGGGAATAAGCATACGACCGAATGTTTCTTCTGCGGTTTCCGGTCGTTTAGCTAAATGGTCGGTGCTTCCTTTTACTCCAGTCCCTCCGCGCATATCGAACTTAACCGTATGGTCTTCATAGAATGATACATGGTCTTCATCTGATACCATATCCCAGAGTTCATCGGGGATAAGAGGATCATTCTTCTTCTTAGAATATCGTTCGCCGTGAGTAGCGAAATCTACCTTACCTGACTCATCAATGATCGCAAAACCACTATCGTGATAATGCTCACTAAAACCAACATACTTCATCATTCACCCTTGAATACTATTAAATTTTTATTTATACAAACACTAAAAGGGTCGGATTACCCAGTAATAATATTGTAAATTTCTTTCCAGTTCTGTACGCGAGTCGCATGACCTTCATAATCCGCATTATTATTATGTGCCATTAAGATAGATTGTAGACCCACTCGAAATCCAACATCCGCATTTTCTGGTTTATCTTCGACCCAGAAACATTCAGTTCCAAGATAATCTAATAGTACTTCATCTTTATCCGCACCACAGTCGAGGTAAACAAACTTCTCGAAGGCACCGGGCCCAAACAACTCAATCAAGTTCTTTGTACGTAAGTACTGAGAATAGTGGTTATCACTCAGACTAGTGATTGCGTGGAACACATATCCGTGGTCTGAATGTAACTTCTTAATATACTTGACCGCATCACGCAATGGTGGTAACTTTCGTATGTTGGCAGATTCGTTAAACATACGAACTAACATTTTGGCAAATGGTTTCTCTAAACCGTATTGCTCGGCAACATCATACACTTCAGGTTTATGTTGAGTAAAACCGTGACGAGTCATCCATTGGTCGAATGCGTACATCCAATCTAATAAGACACCATCACAGTCAACTAAAATTACTTTATCTTTCTTCATTATAATACACCATCTCTTACATCTTTCATTATATAAAATACTTCTTCTTCTGTATACCCCAACTCTACTAATAACTCTCTTTTGAGGGCACTCCAATCAGGATTCTCTGCGTCATATATGTAACGTCTTATCGTTTGGGCAATAATTGAGTCTTCATACTCCATAAAAAAACCTCTCTGTTCATTCAAATACCTAGGTATTATACAATAAATCAGAGAGGCTGTCAAGGCTTATTTTGAAAATATCTTAACTAATTTCGTTTATCCGTGTACGTAGAGTCTGTATCATTGCTATATTCTTAGCAATAGCGTATAACATAGGATTCCCGTTATCGATATCATTCATGTCATCCAGACATTTACTATACTCTTCATCTAATATAGCCAATACCGTATCTTTGTCTATCATGGTATTAATGCTCTTTCCCACGGCATCTCCTTAAACCTTCGATCATTCCAGTGCCTGACCATGTCGACCTTCCACTCACCACCGGTATAGTGACAGAACCTAGCAATATCAAAGAACTTCTCTTCGGTGGCGTAGTGCGGACTGTCGTTCCACGACTGGTCAATGGTCTCTACATCAAAGTCATGTTTCATCAACTGTGCTGAGATGTACGGTTGGTCATTCATGATTGACATATGGAAGTCTCCAGTATAACACCAATCTTCCCACTTGTCAAACAATTTACGCGCTTTGAGCCGTGCCTCTTTAGTCCATATGACAACACCCGTATTCATGATAAGTATCTTAGACGGACGATTAGGCGGCATCACGGGGACGATAGGACAGTCGTGCATCTCAAACTTACGAGCAAAGTCACGATATGTAGATTCTTTATAATCCCAAGAGTTATAACCACCACCATTTGCGGTAACGAAGTCTGACTCTAGTACGCCATAGACTTCGGCACCACTTTGAGTATGGTCGAAAATATCTTCTTTGGTGTTTACTACAATGTCTGTATCAACGAATAGTACATCGTCATACTGATCAAACATGGGGTCTAACCAGATACGTGCGCACTCATGTAATAGAGAAGTTGAACACCCATGTCCCTTGGTAGCGACACGTTCATCAGAATAGATATGATCTGCGCCAATATGTTTGGCATAATGTTCGAAGGACTTACGAGAGATACTTGCTACTTCTTTATATAAAGAAGAACGTGTTCCATCCCATCCTTTAATATCACCACGTGCGTCTACCGCATCGCTTACAATCATGTATTGAAATATTGCGTTCTTAGACATTTTCTAACCTTACCATTAATCGTTCGGCACGATTTGTCACTTGCTTGTGCCAACGCGAATCCCTACCTTCAATAGCAGCGGTTTTCCAATCACCATTATTAATTGCGGTATTCATGTTCTTGAATTGGCTCAGTCTCGGTCGACCCATATTAAACATCATGTTAACCAAGATTTGTTGGACTTCGTCTGGTAGACAAGAGAACCCGTCTCCGTATAGTACAGTGCATTCGGAGATTGCTGTGTCGAGGTCTTGGTCGAATGCCTCAGCAACTCTTTCTGGGGAAACTTGTGTTCCGACCTTAGCGCCGAACTCGCCGTCACTTTCCTTGATAAGGTGACCCACGCCGAACGTAGGATAGTTGAGGTGGTCGAGGTAAACCTCATAGACAACTCCTTCATCAATTTTCAGTTGCTCAAATACTTCTTCGCGATTCATATTATTAATACTCTATGTTTTGATGGTATTATCTTTACCAGATGTTTTCTTGATATGTTTTAGATGTTCCTGCCAACCAGCACCAGCCATAGTAAGCGCAGACTTGGTACCTGATACTATAGCAGGTACGGAACCTTGTGGATAGTAGCGTTCCCAATCGGGATTGTCTTTACGCCAATCGTCATATTGGGAAATCCGGAGAAACACACTTTGTGTCTCTCCGCTTTCGTTGTGCTTGAAATCATAATTTGGCATAATGTGACCATCCTATATTTTAATCAATCGATACGACAAGAATCTCACTCATACGTTCTTGAAGAGATGCGTCACCTCCTTATCAGTAAGTTAAATAACTCTGGATTGCGTTCGATGTTCGATAACTCGTTCGCTCTGATAATGAATTTCTTCGTCGCAATGATGCGACATATAACTGCTTCTCTAAATTTAACATATGATACTCCTAAGTAAGTTTAAGTTTCAGATCATAATTAAGATTTGATTAGGGATGGGTATGCCTCCTGTACTAGTTTTTTGGTTAAAAATTTAACGGGGGTTTTCTTATTCGTCATACTTACGACAAATTCTGCGTCTTCGGGGTGAATAGATTCTAGCGTCTGAACATAGATGCTTTCGCGTCTGTATGCTGGGAGGTCATCGCCAGCCCCACCCTTGACGAACAACCCGAATCGTTTGTGTAACTTCAACAAAGTCGAAGGTACTGACTCAGGTTTGTTTGGAGTGAACGGAGGTCTACCTTCAGGTAGGTTAAATACTAGAGTGTCATCATAGGTACCTCGAAGGATATCCTTAAACGCTCCGACGGATGCGTATTTTTCCAATACTGCTAATCGACTTTGTTTATTGGTTGCTTTAGAGAACTCTTCGAATATTTCGTAGACTTGTCTTCGTCGTTGTTGCGTTTGTGCCATGATCTATACCTTACTGATTAAATAACATTGATATGTCGCTTTACCGATAACTATCTCTTCTTTGTTCTTACAACTCTCTAGTAAGTTGCTTAAGACAAAATCGTATCGTTGTACAAGCAATTGATGCTCGATATCTTTTTGATTCGATAGTAGTATATATTCATTTTTTATCGATACTGCTACAGAAGCCCAGACTAGTGAATATATAGTCAACAAAATTAATGCGGTACTTAGTTTAATTTTCATAATAGACATCTTTTATTATCTATTTATCTAATTACCTAAATTCAACCGCCATAATTAATATCCGCCTTTATTAAACCAACCCTTACCTTTGAGTTGGAAACCATTTCCCGGCACGATTATCTTATCAAGTGTCTTTTTCTCGCATACAGGACATTCAGTTAACTTATCGTCCGACATACTTTGACGTATGTCGAACTGGTGTTCACACTCTTTACATTTATACGTATAGGTCGGCATTATCTAAACGTTACCCTATCCCATTCTTCGGGACTCGCATCATTAAGTCTTCGACCAGAATCATGTAGATCCTCAGATGTTTGGGAATAACGTTCATCAGCAACAGGTTCTTCATCCTTAAACATTGCTTCGAGATTAGACAGCATGGAATCAATAGTATTTCTAGACCGAAGAGCCTCCTTCTCATAGTCGTAATACTCACCGAGACTCTCTTCGTATGCTCTCCACAATCTCTCAAATTTTACTGAGTATAATTCCTTAACACCCAACATCAGATTCATAATCTTGTCAGCATGTTCTGGTTTCATACCAGTAAAGAACTCATCATCTCCAAAGTATTGGAGTAAAACGTCGACATCATCTACCACTCTCCAGCAGTCCATGATTTCGGTTTCTACCTTTTGTATTTTATTAGTCATTTTGGACTCCAAATAGTACTGTTTTCAAATCAGGTTCACTGAAAGTCGGCGGTTTCATAATCTTGCCAGTTTCTGGATTGCGCACAGCAACACCATCGACAAACTTGCTCATGTTAGATCGTTTGACCTCCTGCCAGACATCATTAAAATCGATATCAAGACTTGATGCCATACCCATGATAACCCACACCATGTCAGCCAAAGCATCAGCAACCTCTACAACATCGCCTGCGTTGTACGCCTCTAAACACTCAATATACTCTTCAGTAATCAAATCCATATACAATTGAATCTGGTCATGGTTTTCATTTGGAGTAGCATAAAGATGTGGGCCTGATAATTCGCACGGAATTTCCTGACCACCAATCATCATAAACTGTTCTACATCGTCCTGATAAGTAGTGTCCTTGTTCATCGCCTGTTGGAAATGAAGGAGATCGAGTTTACGACCTTGCGTAGTACGTTTATCTTCTTTTGGGGTTTCCATATTGTTCATTGCCTGTTTAATAATTTATATGTGAAGTATACACGATTATAGTCTGGGTGTCAAGTCTTACCAAGGCGTCTTAATTTTCTTGAATGGTTTGGAGATTGCGTCTCCCGCTTTCTTTCCGGTATCAACAACAGCATTACCCGCATTGTTGATTGGTTGCGCAACTTGCTCGACCGCTTTAGTAGTTTCTTTTACCACTGTGTTAGCACCGTCGACAACTGCTTCTTGTGCTGGTTTGGTATCTACTGAAACACTGGCATCAACATCAACCCCAACGATTAGAGCAACTTTACCATCAACACCAATAGTAGCAACACCATCATCCATAGTGGCACCTCCACTAACGTTACCACCTACTTGTGCGTCCGCACTTACGCCTGCGCCTACTTGTCCACCATTGCCGCTATCATCGTATGCGCCAGTGGATGCTCCAACACCAACACTTGCT